CACAACCCACATCAGTAAAGGTATGTCTCAGTATAGTGATTATGGTGCTGACACCGGAGCAATAGGTAAAACTGCGGATGCAAGTTATTATCGTTCTGGTGGAGGAGCAGCTTTTGATACAGAACGATATGCTAACTATATGGCAAATATGGTTGGAACTCAAAGTGCAGAAGGTCTTGCATCTGCTGGACAAGGAGTTCTTAGTAACTCACGTACCGGTGTTGAATAAATTTAAATAATTGACTTTTTAGTTAATTTGGCATATTTTAATTTATGCCAAAAAACAAATTATGTCTTGGACTGGATTTAAGTTCTACTACGGTTGGTTATTGTTTTTCATCATCTTCAACTGATATTTTAAAAGCAGGATTCATTCCAGTTCATAAAGAAATCTCCATTAGAAGTAAAGCACATAAGGTTGCAGAGGAATTGAAAAATATTCAACTGCAACCTTTTGTTGTTATTGTAGAAGATTCGTTAAGTGGATTTGGTGGTGGGAGAACAAGTCAGCAGACTATTGTAAAATTAGCAAAGTGTAATGCCATAATAAGTTATGTTGTAGAAGAATTGTATAATTTAGAAGTACAACATATAAATGTATCTACAATGCGTAAAGCAGTATTTGGAAAAAGCAGAGAAAGGGGATTAGATAGTAAAACATTTGTAAAGTGCAGCCTTGAAAATATGCTTGATTTATCCGACTTTATTCACTATAATTCTAAGAATAATTATGATAAAAAAAACTACGATATGCTTGATGCTGTAGTCGCATCTTTGTATCATTGGTATTCTTTGAAATAGTGGGCATCTCTGAACAAAAACTTCTCAATCTTCTACAAAAAGTATTAGGAACTGGAAAAATCGTCTCTAAAGACGAGGCTATGTTTTTATGTCCATTTTCCCATCATAGAAAACCCAAACTTGCGATTAATTTATCCACACAAAGATGGCAAAGTTGGATTGATACAAATGCAAAGGGTAGATCAATATATGGTTTATTCAAAAAAATGAATGTTGCTCCGCAATATCTTACAGAACTTTCAAGAATTGTAAAGATACCCAAAAGTACGCAACAAAGTGAAGAAGAACAAATTAAAATTCATCTTCCATACGAATTTATCTCATTGCGGTATGATACTGAAAAAACGAGATCATCAAAGTCTGCGTTTAATTATCTAAGACAAAGAAACATATTTTCTTATGATATAGAAAGATATAATATTGGATATTGTGAAAGTGGTGATTATGCGAATAGAATCATAGTACCATCATATGATTGCGACAATAATTTAAATTATTTTATAGCAAGAGATTTTACCGGAACTGCGTATTTACGATACAAAAATCCACCAGTCAGTAAAGATGTTGTAGTGTTTGAGAATCAAATTGATTTCTCCGAACCACTTATTTTTTGTGAGGGTGTATTTGATGCTATGGCAATTCGTAGAAATGCAATTCCACTATTGGGGAAGAATATTCCAAGTAAACTAAAAACAAAATTAGTTGAACATGGAGTTTCTGAAATATGCATTGTTCTTGATAACGATGCATTTAAAAACGCATTACAAATTTCCGAAACACTAATGAACGAAAATGTTCGTGTCAAATTAGTAAAAATGGGAAATGACGATGCGGCGGACATTGGGTTTAATAAAATAATTCACAAAATTAGAAACGCAGAACTTCTTGATTTCAGTGAATTGATGAAGCAAAAGTTATGCATGAACTAAAAACAAATTTAAAGAATGTTGAAAAAGTATATCATCTCGCAGACATTCATATAAGAAACGTAAAAAGACACAACGAATATTCATTGGTATTTGAAAACTTTTACAAACAAGTAAAAGAAGATAATCTTGATAACGCAATTATTTTTATTGGTGGAGACATTGCTCATGCCAAAACAGAAATGAGTCCAGAGTTGATTCATCAAATATCTTCATTTTTAAGAGAGTGTTCTAAACTTCATCCAACGATTGTTATTGCTGGTAACCACGATTGTAATTTAAACAATCCTGATCGTCTTGATGTATTGTCTCCTATTATGGACATGATGGACGATGACAATTTATTTTATTTAAAAGATAGTGGTGCATATAAAATAGGTGATGTCGCAATTGGTGTATTTGGTATTTTTGATGATCCCAACGAATATGTACGTGGAACTGATATAATAGATAAATCTATTAACACAAAGATTGCAGTTTATCATGGTGCAGTAAAAAGAAGCAGAACTGATGTTGGTTATGTTGTTATGGGAGGTGACATTGAGTTGCCTATGTTCAATGGGTATGATATAGTCATGTTGGGTGATATCCACAAATATCAAACACTACAAGAATACCAAACAGAGCATAGATTTATACCCGAATCTAAATTTGATGAATATAAACTAGAAGGATGGGAACTTGCAGATGTCTAAACGATTTTTAATAAAGTGCAACCATATTCACATTGGTGATATTTTATTTGCAAGCAGTGTTGCAAAAAAATTAAATGAAGAGCAAGGACCATGTTCGGTTCATTTCTCAGTAAATTACTTGCAACCAATTGAGTTGCTTAATAATAATCCTTACATTGATAAAGTCTTCTTTAATGAAAGTTTTGGAACATATGATGAAGTTTTTAATTTAATTGAAGACACTGACACACTAAATCCATATGAATCTGCGGTGTCTCAATTTCAAAGAATGTGTAATATTAAAAACTTCGACGATACCTTTGAAATTTATACAAACCCTTCTTTGGATTATTCAATTAGTGAAAGTTTTCGTGAACTTGTTAAAATAGGTGATTGGCCAACCTCATTAATTAAAGTAGGTTATCAATGTGACTGGGATAAAAAAAGTTTTTTATTTACAGAAGAACAATATGAACGTGCCGAAAACGGAGAAGACGGCACGGGATATGGTGATGGTTCTCGTAATATATATGATATTATCAATTGTCTAGAAATTAATCCTAATATTATGTTATTTGCGTTAGGTCTTGATGATAAAATTTCAAAAAGATATCCTGCGATCAATTCAACTAGCAAATTTACTTTTACTGCAAGTTTAATTAAGAATTGTGATTTTGTTATAGGGGCAGAGGGATGTTTAACAAACATATCATCTGCATTGGGTGTGAAAACAATAATTACCACAGATTATATACATCAAATGTTTGGACCTAAAGGAATTAAATGGCAACAAGAAGGTGGTGACTTAAATAATTTAGAGAGTCGTAAACCTTTTCTAGGACCTTGTAATTATTTTCCGAACGCAGACCACATTCATCTTAATCCATATCTCACCGATCAACAAGTCGGGGAAGAAATTTTAAAAGTAGTTACACATGGAAGATAAAGAGAATTACATAAAAATAAAAAGACACAATGGTCAGAAACCAGTTGTGGTTTATTCGGGAAGCATGATTCAACAAAATCATGGTGAGAAACCATTTGGTCATGGTTATGTTTTGTGGGACTTAAAATCACGTACACACAAGCACAAAGAAGTATTCAATGAATATGGATACTATACCATTGAAGTAAGAGATGGGAAGTGTGTAAGTGACTTGGGTAAACTTCCTAAGAAAGCAAGATTAAGGGTAAAAGTATTTAATACAACGGCAACGGAAACTAAAGAAATAATTGCAGAGATACGAAAGAAAACAAGCATAACTGACTTAAATGTCACACGGTGCGATGCAATATCTGAAGCAAAAAAGTTTGATCGTGACAATAAGTTTGATTTTGGTGACATATCACGTGTACAAGTGCAAAACGATTTAATAGAAGATTATCTTCGCAGAAATTTTGTTGTTGATGATGATCAAGTAAAAACTGCTCTTGATATTAATAAAGAAATCAACGATAAACTTGTAGTAAAAGAAGTTCTGCGTAATTGCATTTGGAAACCAAAGAAGTTTGAGTTCGGAAATATGTTTAGTTACGGAGATGGAAACATCATTGACTTTTCTAATATGAAAAGTGTTATGGGATTGTTTGCATCTAATGCAAGTGGTAAAAGTAGTGTAATGAGTGCATTGAGTTTCTGTTTGTTTGATAAGTGTGACCGTGCTTTTAAGGCATCTCATGTTTTAAACACACAAACCGATTCATTTTACTGTAAACTAAATTTTGAAATAGGTGGAGTAGATTATTTTATTGATCGTCAAGCAACAACAAAGAAGAATGGTGATGTAACTGTGGTGGTAGACTTTTGGAAGCATGATGACGATGGCAACATAATATCATTAAACGGAGAGCAACGTGCAGGAACAAATGCTATAATTCGTGACCATGTAGGTTCGTATGATGACTTTGTTTTGACTACATTAAGTTTGCAAAATAATAATGCAATTTTTATAGATAAAAGTCAAAGTGAACGAAAAGATTTACTTGCACAATTTATGGGCATAGATACATTTGATCAATTACACTCCACTGCTTCCGAAGACATTAAAGAAATAAATGCTTTACTAAAAAGATTTAATCGTGAAGATTTTGATAAAACTCTTGCAGATGTAAAAGAAAAACTTGATAGAGTAAATGAAGAGTATAATCAACAAGATAGTAAGACTAATGTAGCATTACTTGAACAGAAAAGATTAAATAAAGAATTAGCAGATAAAAACTCATTATTTAAAAATTGTTCATTTGATGAAACCGCAGTTGATATTGATAAATTAGAATTCAATAAAAATAATTTAAAAGAAAGACTTGAAATAGCAAAAGACAATCGTTCTGATGAATCTACAAGAAAGAAAAGTTTAACACTGGAAAAGAAAAATTGCTCACAACAAATATCTGAGTTAGAAGGTACAGAAGAAAAGTATATAAATGTATTAAAAGTCCGTGAAGATATTACAAAAGTAGAAAAAGATTTGGCCGTATTAAGAACATCAGTTAACGCTAAGTTAGATAAACTTAAACATTACGATAGTCATCAGTATGATCCAAAGTGTAAGTTTTGCGTTAACAATTCTAAAAATCTTATTGAAAGTGCAGAGCAAACTAAAAACGAACTAGATAAAGACAAAGCAGCCGCCGATGAATTAGTAAAGCAAAAAACTATTTTTAGTGATATACTTGAAGATAATAAAGATGTAGAAGCTAATTACGAATTGCTAAAAGACTTAAATAATAAATCTAATCAACTTGTATTTGAAATAAACGAAGCAGATTCTAAAGTTCTTGCTTTGTCTAGTATGATTGAATCTCTTGAAAAAGATATTGTTTTAAATGATAAAAATATTAAAGAATATTATGAGTGCAAAGACATAATTGAGTTTAATAAAAATATACAAGATGAAGTTGATGAATTAAATTTAAAATTAAATTCTGTAAATAAAATTGCAAATGACGAAAGTGAAAAACTTCAAACACTTTTCGGTGAAGTGAAAATTGTAGAAAAAGAGCATGAAGATGTAATTTCTTCAATTGAAGAAGCAAAAGGTTATGAAAGAAAAAAACGAGGATATGAACTTTATCTCGATGCTGTAAAACGAGATGGTATATCATATGAACTTATTTCTAAAACTATTCCAAGTATTGAAAGTGAAGTAAATAATATACTTTCTCAAATTGTTGATTTTGGTATGAATCTTGAAATGGATGGAAAACATATTTACTCAAAGATTACTTACGAAGACCGTCATTGGCCTTTAGAGATGTGTAGTGGTATGGAACGATTCATAAGCAGTATTGCAATGCGTGTAGCACTCATCAATGTAAGTAGTCTTCCTCGTTCCAATTTCCTTGTTATTGATGAAGGGTGGGGTACATTAGACGGAGACAATATCAGTAGTGTATTTAATCTATTTACTTATTTAAAAGGTCAGTTTGAGTTCATTGTTGTCATTAGTCATTTAGACGTTATGCGAGATATGGTGGACGAAATTGTAGAAATTCAAAAAGAAGGTTCATTTAGTAAGATAAATTACGGAGTATAAAACATATTTAGATATATATTTATTATGTACCTGAATTGTATTTATGGAAAATTCCGAAGAAAATCAAAAAGTTGAAGAAACCCTGATTAAAGCAGGATTGCGTAAAGGATACTTTACACTTGTAGAGGGTGTGTATGACCCTGGTATTCTAAAAGCAGTATTTCTGGCAGGAGGTCCTGGTTCTGGTAAATCTGCTACCGTTGATACATTATTTAATTTCCCACCTGAAGCAGCTAATTTATCACCAAGTGGATTAAAGATTGTTAATAGTGATCCTGCATTTGAGATATTACTAAAAAAAGCAGGATATGATTTGAATCTTGCTAAAATGGATGACGAAACATTTGCTAAAGTAACAAGTGATGATCCAAATAGTATTCGTTCACGTGCAAAGAAAATAATGCTTAAACAATTTGAATTATTCAAAGATGGTCGTTTGGGTGTAATAGTTGACGGAACAGGTGATAATTATAGCAAAATATCAAAGCAAAAACAAGAACTTGAAAAACTTGGATACGATTGCTATATGGTGTTTGTAAATACAACATTAGATGTGGCACAACAAAGAAACGCAATGCGTAAAAGAAAACTTCCACGAAAAATAGTAAAAGATATTTGGACAGATGTTCAAAAAAATCTTGGTAAGTTTCAAGGTTTATTCAAAGCAAACTTTGTTATAGTAGACAATTCAGAAGATACTCGTAGTAAAACTAAACCTGGTAGATTAGATTTAGTTCCACGATTAATGAAAGAAGTTGCAAGATTTATATCCAAACCAATTAAAAATCCAATTGGAAAGAAATGGATTAAAATGATGATGGCACATGATAAAATGAGTAAAAGTGGTGATAAAAGAAATCGTGTTACAGAGGAACTTGATTTAGTAAAGATGGAAGATGTTGTTCTTCCTATGGATTTGGAAAGACATTTAAGTCGTTCTATTCATGTAATTAAAAAATTTAATTTAAACGAAAGAAAGAATTTAGCAGTATTAACACGATTAGTGGAAAGTTTACAACTTAGCAGAAATCAGTTAGTAAAGTATTTTCATAAAATCCGTACCATGAAATTTAAAGGAGAAGATTGATATGTTTGATGTTATTTTTGACGAACTAATCAAAGAAGATAAACTAGGAGAAACTTGGAGAATAGAACTTGCTCCAAATCATTCTCGTTATAGTTTTTCGTCAAAAAAGTCTGGAAATGAAAATTGGGCAAAAGCACTTGCTATGAAATTGTTAAAGCAAGATAAAGATGACTACAAATTTATTGGAATATTTAGTGAGGGAGAAACTGACGATGGACCAATTGTTGATGGTTATATTTTTCATTGTACAGAAGAGTATTTTAACAATGTTCCACATCTTCATCGTGATAAAAGAAAAGCAATTAAACAACATCTTAAAACAAATAAGATAATTGAATATTTTGAGGATTAATTATGAATATAAAAGAATACAAACGATACAAAGATGATCCTTTTTGGATGAAGTCAAAATACGATGGAGTCTCTGGTGAACAAAGATTGCCAGTGCAACGCAGATTACGCAAAGGTGGTATTAAGTTTAAAAAAGGAGATGAAATACTTTATTATCCAAACGGAAAAGTAATAATGGTGGGAAAAGAAGCAGAGCAAGCATGGAGAGATTTTCAATCAGCTGCTTCTGATGAAGATTTTTATATGTCGCAATACGAGGAGTCAATTAATATGGAAAAAACAAATGAAATTAAATTAACAAGTCCAGAGTACAAAAAAGCAATTAACTTTATGTCTGATATGCATTCTAGTATTCTTAAAGCAAAAGATAAAGTTATCAGTTTTTTGAGAAGAAAGGGATACGATGATATGGCAGATGAACTTGATGGAATGTCTAAGATTGAGTTCAACAAGTTTGTTCAACGTAAAGTATATGAAGAAAAGTTAAGAAAAGAAATAAGAAATATTCTTACTGAGATTTTAAACAAATAGTGATCACAAAAAGTACAGATATTTTAACCAAAAAACTTACTGATTATTTGGTTGAGGAAACTTTAGAGGAAGACTCTAAAGTAAAAACTATTCTTGGAATTTATCCAGGAAGATTTCAACCTGCTGGTATACATCACTATAAAACATACAAGCACTTAAAAAAGAAGTTTAGCAAATCTTTTGTCGCAACCAGTAATAAAACTAATACAACAGATAGTCCATTAAATTTCAAAGAGAAAAAAATGGTATGGTTAAAGCATGGAGTTAAAGATGTTGTTGCTGTTAAGAATCCATATGTATGCGATGAAATTACTAAACGTTACGACGAAGATACTACCGCAGTGGTTTTCATGTTTGGTGAAAAAGATGCAGGACGATTAAAAACAACAAAGGCAGATGGTTCACCTGCTTATTACCAACCATACGAAGAAAATAAAAGAAACTTAAAAGGTTTTAAGCAACATGGTTATTTCATAGTTGCTCCTCATGTGAGTATTAAGGTGCTTGGCAAAGAAGTAAGTGGTACACGGATACGAGATTTACTTGGTTCTCCTAAACACGATGAAATGACAAAAATTCAAGCATTTGAGGAATTGTTTGGTTGGTATGATGAAAAGATATTCAAATATTTGACAAAAAAATTCGGAACATTGTTTGAGAATAGAGAAATTTATGAAAGTTTCATACATGAGTATCCAAACTTAGAAGGTTATATACATAATTTACCAAATGTATGTAATGAAATAAGTTCTGTGTTTGCACATGGAAAATCATTAGTAGATGACGGACCTAGTATGTTTTATCCTGGTAAGTCGTATGAAGGTTACACTAATAAAAGAGCAGAACAACTTGGATACGATTTATTAGATTATGTGGTTGGTAAGAATGGTCTTGGTCGTAATGCAGATTATCGTGAATGGGGAAAATATGCAGGACCAGTTCCTGCGGTAAGTTTTTATCCTGCAGGTGATATAGATGCAAAAACACCAATGAATCAAATTGACACAGACGCATCTAAAACTGCACATGAACAATGGGTTGGGTTTATCAATGGAGTCGCAGAAACCGCAGGATACAAACTTGTAGATTTTCTTGGTTCTGAAAAATCAATTCGTAAGAAAGATGAACAAGGAGATGAGAATCTAAAACCAGGAACAAATACCATAGACACCGACAAAGCAGAAGATGGTGAAGAAATAAATAAAGGTGTAGAAGGTCATGCGATCAACGAAGTATTATTAACAGAAGGAGGTGCGGCTGGTCATATGAGTCATCCTTTTGATGATCGTGATTTAACATTTGCTGATTTAAAGGAAATGATTCGTAGGTCGTTGGCAGGTGAATTAAATGTTGAAAAAGAAGTTACTGAAAAACTTGATGGTCAAAATTTAATGTTTTCTTGGAAGAATGGACAATTAGTAGCCGCAAGGAATCAAGGACATTTAAAAAACGCAGGTGCAGCTGCTCCTAATGTAAAAGAATTTGAAAGTATATTTGCTGATCGTCCTGAGAATATCCGTGATGCGTTCGTTGGTGCAGTTACTGATTTAGAATCTGCCATATCCAAGTTGAGTGAAAAACAACGAAACAAAGTATTCAAAGAAGGTGAACGTTTTATGAATATAGAGGTAATGACACCTGCAACTCAAAATGTTATTCCTCAGAATGTAGATATGTTGGTATTTCACGGAACACAAGCATATGATTCCGCAGGAAAAGCAGTTAGTGTAGATTCCGACGGAAACGATATTACCGCAGAATTAAAAGACTCTGCTAGGATGCTTAAAGGTATGTTGAAGCAAGTAAATGCAGATGTTCAAAAAAGATATTCATTAAACGCACCAATTGTTGTGGAATTACCTAAAAGCAAAAATTTCGGTGATTCGTTTGCGAAATATTCTGCAATGCTTGATAAATTAAAAAAGAAATTTAAATTAAAAGATAACGATAAAGTTATGAAATACCACGATGCTTGGTGGAGAGATTTATTAAACAAACAACAAAATAAATCAAAAGAAACGTTTCCACCAAAAGTGTTTGAAGCATTAATAGGTCATTGGGCATACAACGACAAATCAAATAAAATTACCACAATTCGCATGGATTTGGAAAAGCAACCCAAACTAAAAGCATGGGTAAATAAATTTGATAAAGAAGATTTAGTAAAACAATTTGAAGAAAATATGTGGCCATTTCAATTTATCTTTTTGAAATTAGGTGCGGAAGTTCTTCAAAATGTAAAAGGATTCGTTGCAGCCGGTGGAAGTGATGATATAGCAAAAGCACTTGATGCTCATGTTAAAACACTTGAAGGCAAGAAACTAAGTTCGGTGGAATCACCTGATAAGTTTAAGAAAGATATGGAGAAACTAAATAAGAACCTTGCTCGTCTTAATTCTATTGGTGGAAGCAATGCAATTGCACCAACAGAAGGCGTAGTATTTCAATATAAAGGTGGAACATATAAACTTACAGGTACATTTGCTCCCATAAATCAAATTATGGGTATAATGAGATTTTAATCATGGACGAAAAAAAGTTATCTAGAATCGCACGTAGAAAACTTTCACAGGCCGCAAGACGAACTGCAAAGAAACGTGCAACTAAAAAGAAACTGTTTGCAAAAAGAATGAAGTCTCCTACCAAATTAAAAGCAACTGCTGAGAAGGTAGCCAAGAATCTAATTGTAAAGAAAATGACAGGTGGTAAATCATATAGCAATCTTTCAGTTGGTCAAAAAGAACTTATAGATAAAAAGTTATCTAATAAAAAAGGTATTGTTGCAAAAGTTGCAAGAAAGATGCTTCCTATTGTAAAGAAAAAAGAAAAAGAACGAGTTAACAAAATCCGTGCAAAAAATATTGAATCTGAAAGTCTTTCAAACCAAGAAACTATATCTCACGGAGTGCTGACTTTGAATATAAATGGATCACACCTTGAAGTATCCGCAAGAAAAAAAGATGGAAAACTAATTCCTTATACTTTTAAAGAATTAAATGATGCAAAAAAACATTGCAAAAAAGTTGGTGGAAAAACCTTCCAATCACCAAAAACAAATTTATATTATGTTGAGTTTACAAAACTGGATGGATCTATGAGTGAAGACAAAGAAAAAGAAGAAAATTTAAAAGATTTAAAAGCAATACTTGATGTTGCAAAAATGCTGAGTGACAAAAGTCCTTATTTTAAAGGTCGTGGTAGTAAAAAAGAATATATTAAAATGCTAGTGCATAAAATAAAAAAATTGTCGGAAGCAAAACAGAAAAAAATAATTTCAACACTTGATGCGTATAATAAAGTCAGAAAACCAACTATGCCTAAGAGTCGTCCAATGAAAAATAAAAAGGCATATAACAGAAAAGACTTTAAAAAAGGAAGGTATGATTAAGTTAAATGGAAATGTCTATTTAAAAACAAACGAAGTTGAAATTCAAATTGAAAAAGTAAGTAAACGATTTCGTACATCACACCGTGCCATTTTACCTCAACAAATTACATATCTTGATCGTGAGTTTGTAGATTGTATTAGAGACGAAGCAAAAAATTTATCTTTATCTCTTTTTTATTTGTATGGATACAACGAAGATCACGCACCTGCCAAAAAAATAATACAAGGTGTGCATGATAGAATGAGGAGTGAAGAAAGTTGTGACAGTCGTCTAAGATTCATGCAGTATGATTTATCTGAGTCGCAACGAAAAAAGCACAGATTGAGATATGAAAACTTTTTAGTAAATGTTTTTTTAGATGAGTGCATAAAACTATTTGAAAATTTACATTAATAGTTTGACAAACTTTATTTTGGGTGAGATAATGTCAACATGGCTAAAATGGATAAAGATGACTTAAAGTACGTTATTAAACGATCAAAAAAACTATTCGAAGGTGAAGAGATACCAAAAGTACATGGGTACGAAGGTGAAAAAGAAGAAGTCAAGGTTCGTGCAGTTGGTGAAATATGGACCGACAAAGACGGAAAAGAGTGGAAACAAATTGGTGCTAATACTAAAGTCAGAACCGAAACTGTTTTTGATAAATTAAGAAAACTAGCAAGAAGTGCTCCAAATTGTCCTAAAGAAGTTTGTACGTGTGATACTACTAAATTCTTAGATAAACGAATGGTTGCTATGAAAGGATTGTGTTTTGATTGTGTCCAAGAATACGAGCAGAAGTTAAAAGATGAAGGAAAGTACGAAGACTACGAAAGAAAGACAATGCTTGAGAATGAAAAAAGTTTTTTACTAGATGCTAAAATCAAAATGGGTGAATCTAAACATTACATTGAAAATGATCCTCAATTTCTAAATGAAGATGGTTCTCTTGAAAAATGGAATATACCCGAGAAGTCTAAACTGCTAGATGAACTTAATGCTGACATCGTAGAAGTTGATGACCGAATTAAGAGTATTGAAAAAGAACTTGAAGAATTTTCACAATGTGATTTTTAAAAGTTTCGACGATACCTTGAAACTTTTTATATTATAGAAAATTAAATACATATATATTTATTCTTAATGGCAGGTAATCAAAAAGTACCATTAAGAGAAATAATAAAACAAGAGTATACAGAGTGTTTGAAGTCACCTATATACTTTATGAAAAAGTATTGTAAAATCCAACATCCAACCTTGGGTACGATACCATTCCACTTATATGAGTTTCAAGAAAAAACACTTGAAAGTTTTAAAGACGAGCAATTTAATATTGTATTAAAAGCAAGACAAATGGGAATATCCACTCTTGTATCGGGATATGCATTGTGGTTGATGACCTTTTTTACGGATAAAAGTATTCTTTGTATTGCTATCAACCAAGAAACTGCGAAAAACATTGTTACAAAAGTAACTCATATGTCTGAACATTTACCAAGTTGGTTACGTAGTGAATGTACAGAAAAAAATAAACTCAGTATGCGTTTTAAAAACGGAAGTAATATTCGTGCGGCCTCAAGTAGTGTAGATGCTTCTCGTTCATCATCATTGAGTTTACTTATCGTGGACGAGTGTGCGTTTATATCAAACATGGAAGATATATGGACTGCATCACAATCTACAATTACAACGGGTGGTCGTTCTATTCTATTATCAACTCCAAATGGTATCGGTAACTTTTTCCACAAAACTTGGGTTGGGTCTATGGATGGATCAAATGACTTTAATCCAATTAATTTGCATTGGTCATTGCATCCTGAACGTGATCAAAAGTGGAGAGACCTACAAACAAAAGTTCTTGGAGAAAAGGATGCAGCCCAAGAGTGTGATTGCGACTTTATCAGTAGTGGTCGTTCGGTGGTGGATGCAAGTTTAATTGAATGGTACAAAGAAAGCACGATGCGTGAACCAGTAGAAAAAAGAGGAGCAAACAAAGAATATTGGATATGGGAATATCCAAATCATAACAAAGATTATGTAGTTGCGGCCGATGTTGCGAGAGGAGACGGACGAGATAAAAGTGCTTTTCATGTATTTGATGTAGAAGGTGTAAGGCAAGTTGCTGAGTTTAAGGGTGAGGTAGAAACAAAAGATTTTGGTAATTTATTGGTTGCGGTTGCAAGTGAGTTCAACGGAGCATTGTTGGTAGTGGAAAATGCAAATATAGGTTGGGCAGTTTTGCAACAAATTATAGATAAAGGATACAACAATTTATATTACACTCAAAGAGACTATCAATACATAGATGAGTTTTCACAACATACAAATAAATTAAATAGAATGGAGAAGAAACAGGTACCTGGATTTACAACATCTATTAAAACTCGTCCACTAATTATCAGTAAAATGGAACAATATGTTCGTGAAAAAGAAGTTGAAATTGTATCAGAAAGAACATTAGAAGAACTTTTTACATTTGTATGGAACGGACAAAAAGCAGAAGCAATGCAAGGATATAATGATGATTTGGTTATGAGTTTATGTATTGCACTTTGGGTTCGTGATACTGCATTACGATTTCGTTCGGAAAATATTGAAACACAAAAAAGTTTATTTGATTATATGGGAAGTACAACTAACATGGATGCTGGTAAAAATTATCGTCAAAATGGACTTGAATCAAATCCATATGAAATGAAGAACCCACGGGGAGGAACTGAAAGTTTAGATTGGTTGCTTCAATAACAAAACAAAAAGGAGAAAACAAATGAAGATAACGCAAAATATACTCATAACAATGGGATTATTATTTTTTACTGGAGGTTGTGCAACGCAATCATTATTACCAACACAAGGAGTATATACCGAATCATCATTTGAAACATATACGCAAGTTGAGGGTGTCGTTGAAAATATAAAGATTGGAAAAACAAAGTATTCTGATTTAGTCAAAATGGGATTAGACTTAGAAAATATCCCAAATGTAAAACGACTTACTTATCTTGATGTTATGAGTAAATTTAAATTAGATAGTCCGTCAAGATATACATTATTTAATAAGATTGAGTTACCTGCGGGTGTTCTAAAGATGTTAGCAGCCAGAGAAGATGGACTTGCATATGAAATAAATTTAGAAAGAATCAAAAACCAAAGAGAAGGAAGTGTCATTTTAGATATACTAAACTTTAGAAAAAATGTACACACAACTGGGTGGAAAATAAGTGTATTAATATTAATTGTAGATGATACCGTAGAGTATGTATTATACTCTGGTGAAAAAAATATTGATACTTTAAAACGAGAAAGAAATCCTCTTGGTCCATTTCAAGGATTTGATGGTGGTGACATCATCGGTGCGGCTAGTGATTTAAAGTAATATATCTATTGACATATATGTATATATTTTGTAGAATCAACTACTTATAAGAATTGTTATGGCAGAAGAATCAAGAGCAAAAAAACTTTTCGGTGGTCTTAAAAGATTATTTTCAACTGGTGTAGTTGTACGAAATGTAGGTGGAAAAAAACTAAAAGTTGCAGATACAGATAACTTACAATATTCCAAAAGACTGCGTGACAAGTATGATCGTATGCACACTTTGTATAGTGATTATGCAAATGGTTTTAATAATCTTGGATTCCAAAGTGCTAGATTAGAGTTATTTAGTGATTATGAAGTAATGGATACAGATCCTATTATTTCAAGTGCATTAGATATTTACTCAGATGAATCAACTACGAGAAGTGAATTTGGTGAAATTCTAAAAATTACAAGTTCAGATTCTAATGTTAAAGGTATCCTTGAAAATTTATTTTATGATATATTAAATGTTGAATTTAATTTGTGGGGGTGGATTCGTAATATGTGCAAGTATGGAGATTTTTATTTACATTTAGAAATAGAACCCGAATATGGAGTTATGAATGTAAAACCTATTTCTACATATGAAATGACTCGCATAGAAGATTCTGATCCTGAAAACCCACAACTTGTTATTTTTAAACAAGAAGGTTCTGCTAGAGCAGATTATGAAAACTATGAAATTGCACACTTTAGATTATTAGGTGATACGAATTATTTACCTTATGGTAAAAGTATGGTAGAGTCTGCAAGACGATCATGGAAGCAACTTCAACTTATGGAAGATGCTATGCTCATTCATAGAATAATGAGAGCACCTGAAAAAAGAATGTTTTACATCGATATTGGTAATATCCCACCAAACGAAGTTGATAATTTTATGCAAAAGGTTATCAATAAGATGAAAAAAGTTCCGTTTGTTGACGAAAAAACAGGTGATTACAATCTTAAGTTCAATATGCAAAATATGACCGAAGACTTTTTTATGCCCGTTCGTGGTGGTGATAGTGGAACTAGAATTGAAAATCTTGGTGCTATGACTTATGACGGAACTGATGACATCGAGTATATTAAAAACAAAATGATGGCTGCACTTAAAGTTCCAAAAGCATTTTTAGGTTATGATGAGAGTATAACAGGTAAAGCAACATTAGCAGCTGAAGATATAAGATTTGCGAGAACAATTGAGAGACTGCAAAGAATTACAATAAGTGAGTTAACAAAGATTGCGATTGTTCATTTATATTCACAAGGTTATACCGATGCTAAGTTGGTAGATTTTAGTTTGAAATTGACTAATCCTTCTACTATTTTTGAAGAAGAACGTGTAAGAATTCTTTCCGAAAAATTAAATACTGCACGTGATATGATTGATGCTAAGATGTTTTCAAAGAATTGGGTTTATGATAAAATATTTGGATTACCTGAAAATGAAATCAATGAAATTAGAAGTGATTTCGTGGACGATGCAAAAGAATTTTTCCGTCTTGAGAGTATTCAAAATGAAGGAAATGATCCTGCCGATCCGAATCAAGCAGTAGATGCCAATGAAGAAGATAGTTGGGGTTTTGGTAAAATGGATACGCAAACCGAAAAAGATGAAGATGCAATCCACCAAAGAAAGAAAGAAGAAAAGAAAAGAAAAAATGCTAATAAAAAATACGATCATCCTGATGAAAAATCTATGGGAAGAGACCCACTTGGTGCAGATGAAAGACGTGTTAGTGGAAGGGATTGGGGTGACTCTCCACTTAAACTTGAATCAGACTTAAATAAGTTAGATTCATTCTTAAATAAAAATAAAAAAATAAAAAAAGAATCAGGAATGTCTAAATTAATCTGCGAAAAAACTAAAGACGAAACGCAAACTACTGAAAAAAAAGAAGTAGATTATCTAGATGATAAAAATATAATTGAAAAATAATTAGTTAAAATCTAATTTATATTTATATTTATATTCAAATATATATTTTAAAGAACATTAATGTGAAGAAACTCAAACATAGTAAATACAAAAATACTGGTATTTTATTTGAACTTTTGGTAAGGCAAATTACTGCTGATATACTAGACGGTAATGAAAAGTCGTCTGCAAATTCCTTATTAAAAAAGCACTTCTGTGAAAATACTTGTTTGGGAAAAGAACAAAGACTTTATCAACTTTTAATAGAGGAATCAACGAATGATAAAGCAAAAGCAGAATCATTGTTGCATGAAGTAAAAGAAAGTCATCAAAAACTATCTAATAAAGATTTATCAACTGCAAGATATAATCTTGTAAAAGAAATAAAAGAAACATATCCTATTAACGATTTATTTCGTGCCAAAATTAAAAATTACAAGACCTATGCTAGTATCTACAAATTATTTGAGAGTCACAATCCAAATACTTATTGTGACCCGAAAGAAATTTTTGAATCAAAAAATACTATAATTGGAAACTTGGTTTCTGCTCACGATAAATCAAACGGAAATGCTGATGTAAGTGATTACGAAAAGCAAAATGAAGATTTACGGTTAATTACCTATAAACTTTTGGTTGACAATTTTAATAAGAAATACAGTAAACTTGACGAATCACAACAAACTTTATTGAAAAATTATATTCACAATATTTCAAATACCAATAGTTTGAGAGAATACATAAACGAACAAGTACCTCAAATAAAGAAAAGTATTTCAAAGTATTCCAAGAATATAGATGACGAAGTTGTCAAAATAAAGCTAAAAGAAGTGGTATCTCAGTTAGAAAAAACAACTGAAGGTCGTGTGGTTAGAGATTCTCAAGTGTCTACATTACTTATGAGTTATGAGTTAATAAAGGAACTTAAGAAAAATGCCAACGACAAGAAATGAACTAAAGAATTTAATTCGTAATTTAGTATCAGAAATTTTAGAAGATGATACTGAGATAAATGAAATGAATACCACTGCGAACGCAGAAGGTTATCAAACTCCCCATGCGTTTGCAGGTACTGATGAAAAAACACACAATAAAAAAATTAAATCACGTGCAGAGGTATTTGATTACAAAACAACCGAAGATGAAAAAAATAATACAGTAAAACTAAACGAGGGTAAGAGTTTATACCATATAATGAGAGATCATCCAGATTATAGTCCCACTCAAAAAGTTGGGGTTATGGTTAGAGAAATTAACAAAAATATAAATGAAATTGATAAATTGATAAATCTAGTTTCAAAATACAAAGCCGAGAATAGTGTAAATTCACAAAAATACTGGAGAACAACTCGTAGGTTTCTTGAAAAAATAGACGAAAAGATTAAGACAATTTCACACAAAATGAAAGACCTAAAATAATGAAAAATTGTACAAGATTAGATGTAGTATCATCAAGCACAATAAGCACAGAGCAAAAATTAAGAGAATTGGTAACCAAGCAAAAGAATCCGAAAAAAGTGGTTGCTTCTTCGGAGGGAAAAACACTTGCTTCAAAATTGGGAAAGAATTGGAAAGCAGTTGGAAATTCTGCTGAAATAACAAACACACTTGATGAAATTACAGGAACAGTAAAAGTCACACGTGACCAAAAAACAAATCATTATTCTTTTAATATTAGATTTGATATGAGTGACTTAAATAAAAAACGTGCAATAAACACAGATACAATCAAGCAAGAAATAAGTAATGGATTACTTGCGTTGGTAAAGTCTTCTGCTGATTTGGGAAATCAATTGGGAGATTAAACAAATGTGTGAGTGTAGTTGCAATTCTCAATTAAAAGAAGAAACTGATCCTGCACTTGAACAGTACAAAAAAGTTCTTAAAGACTTAGGTGATTCTGTAAAGTCTGCTCACAAATCAACCGAGGGTAAAAAACTTTCAATTGAATATTGGAAAGATGTAGTTAAACTTTTAAAAAAAGCAAAACTAGGAATTTCTATGATGGAATTGGGAATTGATGATGAAGAAGAACTAGAAACAGACCACGATGCGACCACCAAAAAAGTAAAATCTAAATCTGACGGTGAAGCAGGTGCAGACGCAGGTGTTGAAGAGTCAGAGTCTAGTTCTGATGAAAACGAAGACGATGATACTTCTAAAAAATTATCTGCATTGGGATTAAAAAACGAAGAAGCAAAATCAAAATCACAACAAAGATTATTTGGTATGGTTCATGCACTTAATAACGGTGAATTAAAAAAGTCAGATGTAAGTGATGATTTATATCAAAAAATCAAAAAGATTTCTGATGGAATGACAAAAAAAGATGCAAAGAAGATGGCAAAAACAAACCATGATGATCTTCCTGAAAAAGTTCCATCAAATGAATACTATGATATACTTAATCATTTATCTATTTTGTTAACTGAAAGTGGATGTCGTGTAGAAGAATCTGATGGTGCTGAATTTAAAATAGATAATAATAGTCGTATTCATACTATTAAATTTGACGATAAATTTTACTTAGTTTCTGAGAGTTATAATTTTGAACTTGGCACACCAAACGATATTCAGAATGTAGTAGATACATTTGTGAA